AGTTTAAGATCTGCAGGTGTGGCGGAGTATCCACCAGTATAAACAACCTTTACAGAGCCTCTACCAGGTTTAAATGCTTTGTCTACGGGGCCCGCTATTCTATAGATGGAGTCCGTTTTAGTGTCTATGTAGTAGTCACTATTATTTGTTAAAACAGTATAAGTATCGGTTGGGTTCGATCTTTCTGATACAGAAGTAACCACAAGAATAGGGCTCTCTGAAAGATGTACGAAACTCTCTCCATACGTTATATCAAACAATTCCGTTTTTGCGCTACTAGCGTGGTCTACGAAAGAGTTGTTACAATAAGTTTTTACTAATTGACTCACAGAGGTCACTAAAGACTCGAGACGTACGTCATCGCCATAGCCAGTCAGTTTCATAGCTTCTTTGTATTCGTCTAAAGTTATTAAATTTGCCATAGTTATATAAGTCCATTAGTAAAAACTTGGGGGAGGCGAACCTCCCCGAAGTTTAAAAGTATTGCTATTAGTTTGCGAGGTAATGCAGACCAATTGAAGAAGTCGCGCCTTGGATAGTCTTGAATCCAAGAGATTGACTTGCAATGATTGCGGTACGCTGCTCTGAAGGCTTGTACTCAGTCTCAAGGCTAACGCCACGTAGACGACCGATAAGTGCAGAGTCAGTGTTAACGATAACGCCAAACGACTTAGCATCAGCACCATTAGGGATCTGATCACTAACGATAACTGGAGAGCCGAACAACATACCAACTTGACCAGTTACTTTAGTAGCAAGACCACCAACGTCAGTAACGTCTTGGAATTCGCCATCTAACAACAGATCGTAGTATGCATCAGAGTTGATAACATAAGCCAGTTTGTTAGGATCGATACCGTGAACGCCCATGCTTCCGCGAGCTACGTTAAGTTCTGCAGCAGTCAATGCTGTAGTACCGTCAGCCTGTGCAGCAGATACAATAACCTTAGTACCAGAACCGTCGTATGAACCAACAGCAGTAGTCTTAGTGCCGCCAGCATCCAGAAGACCAGCAGTTGAACCAGCAGTACCATAAAGGATAGCAGTATCAATAGCCTGACCGTGAGCACGTGCGATAGCAGCGTTGATCATAGGCAGGAAGCTGATGATTTGACCTTCGTCGATGTTGTTGTCGATGTAAGTACCAGCAACTAAACGCTCAGCGATAAGGATCTTGTTGCTGATGTCGAAATCATCATCAGTAACGCCAGTCAACTCTAGTGAGTTAGCAGAAGCCAACAGACCAGTAGTAGTGCTGAAGGTAGCTGGGTTTACTTCGCCCAAGAAAGGAACTACTAAAGAGTTAGACTGCATTTCAACTTCACGGAAGAGACCGCCTACTTTAGTTTCTAGACCTACTGCTTGCTCGAAGGCATCAGTATATGCTAGAGAGAAATCAACAGTAGTAACGTTCAAAGCTGAAGGAACAACAGCTGCAGTTTTTTCCATTACGTCTTTAGCATAGGCAGTATCCCAACCTTTACCAGTGATTTTACCTAGAATTTCAGCATTCAAGTATTCCTGACCGAAATCAGACATGCTCTTCTGGCCGCCAGACTTAGCGAATTCCATTTTGCTGTTACGCATAGCTTCTAGCTCTGCACTTTTCTCAGAAACCTGAGCTTCGTACTTCTTAACTAGAGCACTGATTTCGTCGCCTTTAGCGGTTTCGAAAGATTTTTCCATATCAGCTTGTAAAGCTTCAACACCAGAGGTGATGCCACTTTCGATTACTGATTTAATTTGTACGCCTTCAGCTGCTTTAGCGGCTTCGGCTTCTTGAACTGCTTTAGCTTGTGCTACGTCAGCTGCTTTTTGCTCGGCTAGCTTCATAGCAATCTTAGCAGCTGTGTCTTCAGCTACCTTCTTTGCAAAAGCTTCCAAGTCGATGTTTTGATTGTCCATTTTGATCTCCTGATCTGCGGAAATAAGTTCCGCGCTTTTCGGTGTGTGGTCACTAGCTATATTTGAAGAAGTATCTTCGTCCTTAGCCAGAGACTGACCGGCTAGATCTACACGATTAGTGAAAGTTTTTTTGAATTCTTCGTACTCATTAGTTGAGTCGAAAGACTTCGCGAGCGAAAAAGTAGCTGACTGATTGCATGGTACGGAAACAACCGATACCTCAAACAACTCAGCGTCCTTAATCATTAGTCCATCAGTTTCCTTGATGTAATCTGCGTCCTTGACTTTGAAACCGACGGAAAAGGCTCCAAGGACACCGTCCTTAACAAGCTCAGCAACATTGCCAGGGGCATTTTTGCTGATCTTACATTCGAGTTCTAAACCATTAGGTCCTGCTTTCATACCTGTGGCTCGACCAATTGGTCTGTCATAGTCATGATTAAACAGAATAATTGGGTTCTTCTCAAAGTTGTGTAATCCACCTTTTGTCCACGCTTCAGCTGAGATTGTATCGCCTGCGCGATCAAAGTCTGCTGTACTAGCCATACCACGGATCATTACTGACCCATCGTCTGCTTCTGCGGCTTTAAAAGTAGATGTTAGATTGAAAATTTTATTCATATTATTTCTCTACAGTACTTGCCCCAAGTTTTGAAGCGGGTTTAGCCTTTGTCAATGGCTTAACTTTTGGTGCCGGAGCAGTCACTGGTTTAACAGGCGCTTGAAGCGCTGCTGATTGCTCTACTAAAGCCACCAGGGTTTCGTCGGCTCTAAGCTCTGCTTCTAGTCCGGCGTAACGTCCGTAAATTCGTCGTATGGAACTACCAGGGATAGGCATCGAATCGCCTAAGGCTGTGTATTCCGTAGTATTATAGAACTTGCCTTGCTTAATAAAATAAGCAGCAAGTTGCTTTTTGAGTTTCTTTCTTTGTACTTTTTTAGTCATAATTAGCTCTCTTCATCCTGTGGCGGTCTGCCGCCTTCGTCTGGGTTTGATGCAGAGCCTGCTATATTTGCTGGTACTCTGATGTCTTCTGCCTCTTCTCTAGTCTCGTACCCTAATGCTTCGCGAGCTTCGTTCGGGCTAATAATGCCGCCGTTTACTAGTGAGGTATAATACGCTGCACTATCTCGTAGTTCGGGCTGTAAGGCAGGTACGTTTGTTACATCTTCTACTATCTCGAAACCAAAGTATCTTGACAAGGCTGCGTTTAATTTGATAACTACAGGTAGTACCGTTTCAAGATAGTATAGGCGCATATTCGGACGAATATTAGCGTTGTTACCTGAGTCTAGTAAGATTGGTGGTACTCCGATTGCTTTTAGGATAATCTTTTCATTTTCCATAATAGCGTTTTGGAAGTCGAGTTCTTTAAAGTTGACATTTGAAATTTTGTCTAACTCGATACCACCATCGAGAATAAGAGGGCGTCTGCCGCCTGTATCTGGACGGTAGCGATTCTGCCAAGATACCATCATACGCTCTTTAATCTTTTCAGATAAGGTATTTGGTGACTTGAGTACAAGCCCGGGAACAGCTCCATTCTTAAAGAAGTTGTCTTGGAAGTCTCTCATTCTTGTCATTAACTGCATTGTTCTTACTGCAGGCTTTAAACGAGAAACGCCTCTGTAAGTATCACGGAAGGAGTTTTCTTTAATGTGAATGATCTCACTGGGTGAGTACTCAATATCATTATAGGTATACTTCTCAACGTAAGTTCTTGTGTCTCCATGAATTGTTACTTTATCTGCTGGGAGATGATACAGGTGAGCACCATCAAAGTAAAGAAACATGTTACCGTTTAACAAAAAATCAGTAATAAGATTACGTCTAAAAGTGTTAATGTCTTGGAAAAGATTAGGCTGTTGAGTAAGTAACACTTGTACTTTCGATCTTTTTACGCCTTTTGCTATTCCTGAGAACGCATTAGTAGTAACAGTAGTGTTAACTGCAGCAGTATCATCTACTACCATGTTCACCGCACGATTAACTACTTCTAGCTGTTCGTAGTAGGCTTCATAGTTCTGGGTAAATTCTCTAGAAGACTCCATGCGATTGCCAATATATGACTGCGCAGGATTGAGTTTCTCAACCGTCTCCGTAGGTGCTGCTGTCTTTTCAAAAGGGTTATACCAAGCCATGTTTTTCTCTTTGAATCTCTACCCAGCGCATTTGTTTCTTTGCAGTCCCTAGCGCAGGGTCTTTGCCATATATTTTGTGAAGGCCTAAGTGGTGTGTATGACACAGTGTTACTGTGTGGTCATATAGCTCAGCATGGTGCTCTTCTATAAAGTCATCCCTAAGTGCCATTATGTACTCGGGGTTATGTTTGTTCTTTGCAAGCCACTGATTCAACAATGGAGTCAGGCTATAAAAATGGTGAAAATCAAGTTGTTCTGTTTCGCCACAAATGCGACAATCTGTCCCTTTCTCGTACTTGGACTTTGCTTTGTCCCTTACATACTTTACTACATCACGTTTTAGCTTAGGCATTTTGGTTCCGGTTCTTGATTTTTCAATAGAAGAATTATATCGACTTTAAGGTGACTTGTCAATAACTATTTTTCACTAGGTATCACTAGAAGGTAACGTTTGAGGTGATGAATGAATAAAGCGCGTATCGAAGTGCATCGGCCATGTGAGATGCCATATTATGTTTCGGCTTTTCGCGCACTAGGTTGGGATTCGGATCCCACTGATAGGCATCTACACAGGCGAGCGATTCCTTCGCAGCTTGATCAACAAAGAGGCCGTCGTTGTCGATAATGGCTGCAACATGGCCAATTCCATCGATGATAGATTTCTTCGCGTTAATAGTTGATATTCCATAGTTCTGCGCGAAATCGAACCTTGTTTGCTGAGCAGCTGAGTCAATATAAATATAATCAATATCCCAACGATCAATGAGTTTTTGGATTTCGACAGCATGTTGGTCTGTGGTTCTCTCGTTATTAAAATACTCGTCTAGTAAATAGAACTTCTCGGTATCCCAATCGTAAGCAATTACACACATTGCCGTTGGGTCTCTAAAACCGACATCGAGGCCGGCAAATACATCCATTCTTCTAGTATCAAAGCCAGAGAGGTCTTGCACCTGAGTCTCGAAGTTAAAGTTCCAGATCTGACCTTCATAAGTATTAAAGTCGGCCTCGTACTCCTGCTTGAATTCTGCCTCTGACATAGACTTTCGTGCTTCTGCAATATCGCTCTCAGACATACGTGGGTTGTCTTTATAAGTAGCTCGAACACTGCACCACTCTGGAAACTCATCTGAGAAACCTCTCATGAAGAACTCAGAGAACCAGTTATTGCGACCCCGTGGCGTGGAGATAAAGATTGCCTTTGAGTTCGGCTTGTCTAGGGTGGGTCGTAGTGCTACGTTGAAAGCATCTCTACCGTCTGCAAGTGCGGCTTCGTCAAAGATAATAAGATCGTAAGAACGACCTACACAAGAGTCAACCTGGTTTACAGAACCCATTCGTACTGTAGAGCCGTTGGATATTTCGATTACTTTATCTTTGGCGTTATCTTTTGTGACCTCTAAGTCAAAGTGCTTAATCAAGTTTCTCTGAAGATCAAAAGAAATCTGAGACAAGGAGTAGTTAGGAGACATGATTAAGATTGTAGAGCCCGGTACTAGAGACACGAGCTGTCCAATAATGTTTGCAATATATGTTTTTCCCTGACGTCTAGAGATAGCCGCAGAGATAAAACGATACTTAGGGTTATTCACCGCATTGATAATTGCTATCTGCGAGGGTAGAGGTGTGATGTTTAGTAGGTCCAAATAGGGACCTACAGGTAGTTTGAGAAACCTTGACTCAGATGTTAATTCGACTATTTCGTCGGAGATTACATCTCTCCGACTTATTTCAACTGCCATTTTGATCTTCCTATTGTTATTTTTTACCGATTGCTTCTTTAGCGTAGAAAGCTGCAACAATTGCTGCTACGGAAACGAAGTATGTAGGGGCCATATCCCCTAGTGTATCTGATGCTGTATCTAGTCCTGCTAAGGAAGCCAGTACTACGGAGAATGGGTAGAGTAACATACCGCCGAGTGCAAACCAAGCCATGTTTCTCTGGGCATCTCGCATGGCATCTGCGTCTTCTAACTCTTTGCGGCGAGCTTCAAGGTACATAGCTTCTTCTGCGCCAGATACCTTGCCATCGCCGTTTGTGTCTGCGGGGTGGAACTTATCATCTACCATTTTACTTTATCAGCCCAATATGCTGCAGACATAGGTCCTTTTGCAATATTCTTAGCGTGTCGTGCTTTAAAAGAGCGACGCTTAGCTTTCATAGCTTCTGATTCTCCAGCCTTCGGCTTCCCTGCCGTTTTAGCTCCCTGCTGGCCGAAACGAATCGTTTTAATCTTATCGCCTACTTTCGCTACTACAATATGAGACTTTTTTGGGTGGCTAGGTGTACGCTTTGGCTTATTATAACCAGATACACCTGCTCTCTTTACTCTGCCGTTAGTCTTCTTACTTCTTTTTCTTGCGGCCACTGCTCTTTCTCCTCTTCACGTAAGTACTTACATTACGTGGCTTGCCTCCAGGGTTGCCGGCTGCTCGTTTTCTACGAATAGCTGATCTCTTCTGTGCGGCTGTCATGGTACGAGCTTTTGCTGCTGGTACACACTTAGGATACGCTCCTCCATTTGCCTTCTTGCGACCACACTTCTCGTAGCCGCCGCCTTTCTTAGGCTTAGATATATCTACCCAGTTCTCTTTAAACCACGTCTTGAGACTCATTTTCTGACCCCCATCCGGTACTTACCGCCTCGGGCTTTATACTCTTTTACTAGTGCGGCATTTGCATATGCTGAAGGGTATACTTTATACCTGCGCTTTATAGTGGACTTTACAGAGGCATATAGCTTCTTATTCGTTGGAACTGGCTTCTTCTTTGCGACCTTTCGTCGCTTACGTGCGGCCATTAGTAACCTCTACGCTTGCGATTCTTGCTCGCTCTTTGACCTCTTTTTGGTTTGCTTGGTTTTTTCTTCTTTGGTTTCTTCATAGCCTTTTCAAAAGCTGCGTGAGTTTTACCTGCCATATGAATCTTTCCTTTTCCAGCACCGTGACTGTGGGTGCCGCCTAAACCAAGTTGCTTCGCTGCTTTCAGCGCGGCTGCTTTAGTTTTATAACGCATGTTATTTTCCTAACGGATTGGACAAGTAGTCCATACCGTCCCAGAGTTCCTGTATCTCACGCTTTACAACTTTTACTGAGCCTTCGATACCTTCCAACTCTTTAGTCTTTAATTCTGCTCTTTGCACTACGCCTTTCATGGCTTCCATTTCTTTCTCAACTTCTACCATACGTTCTTGAATGGTGAGGAGTTTGGCCTGTTGGCCCATGATTGTCTCAAGGTTAGTACCAAATGAAGCTAGTTTTCCCTGGAGTTGAGAAATGTCATTCGCTTCTAGTTCTGTTTCAATAACAGTAATCTGTTCGTGTAGAGGAGCAATGTCTGGAATCTCATATGCCTCTACAGCCTCAAGTCTAGCATATACGGAAGAAGCTGTCCATATTCCTCCAGCAATTGTAGAGATAAATGCTAGTACGACTGCAATCTGTGCTCCGCTGAAGCCTACGCCGTCAACTTTCATGGGCGAGGCCCCGGGTTTACTGCTGCAGTATCACAGCCTTCTCCTGAGAAGAAACACGAGTTTTGTGTAGGTCCGTTGAGATAGAAGTCACTGTTGCTGCCTTCAAGTAAAACGTCTGATCTTGTCAACATAAGGTTGATTCCAAAGGCGTCCGTGCCGTCTACCCATACTCCATAACCTTGGTTCTGCGCTTTGAAATCTAGTAATACTGCTCTTGATGAAGCTACATAAGAAAGATTTTCTTTTGCCTCAGTAAATCGTACACCTGCATTATCTGCTCCTTGTTGTAAGAAGTCTGTAGCGCCTTCGTTACCTGCTACTGCAAGGTAAGCTACTGCATTAGACGCGTGGCTTGCTATATCATCAAGGCTATCGTTGTAGGCTGCTACGTCATCTTGCGATACTTGGAGGAGCTGGTCATTGGTTGATACATAGTCCTGAAGATCTTCTTGCTGTTGAATATCGTTTGTCTGTTGTGCTTCAGCTGCCATGTCAGCAACCTCTACTACGGATATAAGAGCTACTGTGGCTTCTGCGAAGTCATCAATAGCATCGTTCATTAGACCAAGCTCTATCTGTCCTTGGTCGTTTAAAAACTCAGCTGCTGTATAAGCTGCGAAGTCTCCAAGGTTCTGAAGTGCTGAATTGTAGGCTGTTACTTCTGCTGATGAAATTTGAGCATCATTCTGTATACCGAGAGGCGCAATACCTGCGCTTGTAGAGCTCATTACTGTAGCTGCACCTACATACTGAATACCAAGGTCGATCTTACTTGCAATCGCATTTGATGTATTTACTAAGTTATCGAGCTCATTCGCTGGTGCGGAAACGCTCGCTAATAGACAAGCTGTCGCTAGAATCTTCTTGTTCAACGGTATCTTCTCCTATCCCTAGTAACGAATTGTACCAGAGTTGCTTGGCTGTATAATCAGGTTTAGAGACATACTCGGGC